CAACTCTGTTGGCCATTGCCGTGTTCTCCTATGCGTCCGGCAGGGAGATGACGAAGCCGGTGGCGACGCCCCAGTCCTTCAGGTTTCCGATGGTGCCGGCCTGATCCGGCGGGGCCTTGGCCACTTTGCCATAGCCGTATTGCGCCTCGACACCGATGCCCTTGAGGAACTGGTAATCGGTTTCGTCGCGGTTGGTGGATTTGGGCATCTGCCCGACGACGTAGGCGTAGGCGCTCTGCCCGCACATGAAGATGGGCGAGACGTCGGCCGAGGCGCCACCGACGCCGGCGAGCGGCCCGTTCGGGGCCGAATTGGTGCCGGAACCGATGATGTAGCGTCCATCGATCTCGGGGATCTCGCGGTAGATGATGCCGTCCTTCAGGAAGCCCGCTCCGGTGAAGATCGGGTTCTCTTCCAGCGGATCGCCGGCCTCACGATTTCTCGCGTAGAGGTTGGCGTTCGCCATTTCAGGGTCGACGCTCAGATCGCGCATGGCCCGCGTGCCGAGGAAGCACACAAGCCACTCCTCATCGCCCTTGAGCGAGTAGGGCCGGATCGCCGGCCAGGCCGCCATCACCGTCGTTTGCTGCACCTGGCGCTTGAGCAAGCGGCCGAGCGCGGCCGTCATCTTGTCGGTCGCCGCCACCATCGTCGACAGGCTCGTCGAGACGTTGCCGACAGTGGTGTTCGACAGCTTCGAGCCGAAGACGATGCGGTCGTTGTTCGCCGTCTGCCACGAGTTGCGCTGGGCGGCGGTTGCGACCTGCCACCTGATTCCGTTGACCCGGTTGCCGGGGTCGGTGTGGAAGTTGGACGGCTGGGTCGCCGACGGAATCGCCAGCAGCGCATCGACCATGTCGTCGCGGCGCCACCTCTTGATGAACGACTGCAGCGCCGGCGTGCCCTGCTCGCGGATATTGATCGCCGACTCCTTGACGCTCGATTTCTTGAACGACACCGCGTGGCGCAACCAATCGCACCACATCGGATAGCCGTAGTTGTCGAGCTGCTCCTCGTGTCCGACCAGCTGACCGGTGGCGACGCCATCGGAGCGCAGCTGATCCATCAGCGGGACATTGACCTGTTTGCCGTCGCCGGCCAGGTCCATCACCCGCTGAATGATATTCCCCGGCCCTGAGCCGGTATAGGCGTCGAAACGAGAGGCACGAAGAAAGGTCCAACTAACCTTCTTCTGCCATTTGATGAGCTCAAGATTGACGTTGTTATAAGTCTCGGCCATTTCGGCTCCTTACTGAGCCGCGGGGGAAACTATCTAGGCTCTTCCCGCATGCTCAAGATTTCCTCGGCAAGCTCCAGGTCGTCGAGCGCCACCGGCTGAGCAGACATCGCCTGCTGGCTAGAACCGACGCGGTTGACTGACGGGAGCGCTTTTTGGGGCGGCGCAGCGGTGAACTGGCCCGCCTCGTTGCGAGGGGGGAGAGCAGTCTGAGGCTGTGGCGCACGGCCAGCCATCCGAGCGCTGATCGCCTCACGGGCGCGCGCCAGGAAGTTTTCATCGGTGAGGGCTTCCTGAAGGAGGCGCTCACGGTAGGCGTTGGGGTCGTCTCCGACCTGTTTCAGGATCTCGCGGTGGGCGTGCCAGCGCACGGCGGCCACGAAGGGGTTCTGGGCCTGCATCACCTGCGCCGCCTCGAAGGGCGACATCTGCGGCAGGGCCTTGTCGAACTCTTGGTAGGCAAGGTCGGCCTTTTCCTGGCCGTGGATCGCTCGCGCGGCAGCGAGGTTGTTGTTGGCGACGACCGCCTGCAGCTGCGACACGATCGGCGCCACCGCCGCCTGGATGCGGGCGTCGGCGAACTGGTCGGGGTGCATGAAGGGATCGGGCTCGGGCTTAGGCGGCTGCTGCGCTGCCCGCGCCTGGGCGTCGTACTGGGCGAGCCGGCGGGCCATCTCCTGGGCGCGCTCGCGCTCCTCGAGATAAGTCGGCAGCGGCACATGAGTGGCCTGCACCACCGGCTGACCGGTCTGCGGAGCGGCCTGCTGGGGTTCCGTGCCGGGCTGGGGTTCGGCTGCAGCCGGTTGCGGCTGCAGCGCCGGCTCGTCGGTGTGCAGCGCCTCCTCGGACGCGGCGGACAGGGTCGCATCGGCCAAAGCAAGCGCCTCGGCCTCGTGATCGAGGTCGTTGGTCATCGGATTTTTCCTGTGAAAAGGCTGATTTAGAGGCTCAGCGCAGGCCTAGAATGGGCAACGCCCGCTCGGAGGCGGGCGTCTAGGGGTCTGGCCCCACAATGCGTCTCTTGCTTTCGTCCTGGCGGATTGAGAGTAACACGCTCTCTCGTAGCCGTCTATCTGGGTTCATTCCGCATCTGCAACACTTCGTTGGCGATGCGCCGCTGCTCATTGACGTTCAGCTCGCGTGCCGGTCCCGCAGGAAGGGCGGGATTGACATTTCTCGCTCGGCCCCCAGCTCCTCCGGGAGATCGTTGCCCCAGGCCATATCGAGGTAGACCTTTCGGGTCAGCGGTATTCCACGCTCCAACATCCGAGCCAGGACCGGGTCTGAACCAGCTTGGAACCTCAACTCCTCCAGCTCGGTCGGAGATAAGCCTGAGTGTTTCGGAGAGATCTTGACCTGGCCGTCCATGATTAGCCCAAATTGCATTGATTGCTGCCTCTAAACGCTTATCACGTTTGTCGACATCAGTGAATAGACCTCGCAGCGCCTCCCAGGTCATGGACTGCATCTCGCGCGGCAGCACTCCGCGCAGCTCCGCAGCCCGTCTGTAGCCCTCGGCGAAGAGCCCATAGAGGCCGAGCGAACCCGAGGCGGCGTGCGCGGAACCCGAGCCGCCGAGCCCGTGCTCGACCTCCAGGTGAGACGAGGCGAGAGGTCGCAGCAGGCCCGCGGCGATGGCGTGGGTGTCGACCGTCACATCGCCGCGCTTGGCCAGGGGCGCGATGATGTTGTTGTAGAAATTCCGCACCTTGTGCTGGCTGCCCATGGCCCGCGAGATGTCCTCCAGGCTCGTCGCCTTCATGGCGCGGATGGCATTGGCCATCTCGGCGAACGAGCCCCAGCCGATTTTCTCGGGAACGCCGGCGTTGGTCAGCGCCGGCCCGAGCTCGTGACCCTCGGGGTGCAGGATCGGGTAGTGCTTGGGGTTGTGGACCTCGTCGAAGGCCCGCGACCAGACCGCCCGCTCGTAAGGGTCGCTGATGTCCTTCAGCTTGGTGTCGCCCCGCTCGCGCAGCACCGTCTCCAGATCGTCCGCCGCCTCCGCTTTCCCGGCCGCCCTTTCCTTGGCGGCGTATTTGCCGATCCAGGCGCGCATCTCGGGCGTCATCACCCGGCCGGCCTGGTCCCGGTCGATCGCCAGCAGCCGGCGAGCGCGCGAGACATTCTGGAACCAGTCGGTTTGCGGGCTCAACGCCGCGATCGTGCCGGCCACGTTGCTCGCCTGGGTGCCGAATTCCTCGGCCCAGGAGTGGGCGATGCGGTTGGCGCCGTCATACCAGCGCTTCGACACCTCGCGGATTTCGCGCGGAATGGCGTCGTGCAGCGCCAGCACGTTGTCGCGGATATGGTTGATGAAGCGCTCGGACACCGCGTGCGCGTTACGCAAGCCTCCGAAATTCAGCCCCACATAGCGAGGCACGTCGGTTTTCGGGTTCAACTTCTTCACGCCGGCCGCGAGCTGGTCGAGCATGACCCGCATCTTGCCGGGCGCCTCCTGCACCTCGCGGCGCAGCATGTCGGCGTTCTTGGCGTAAGCGTCGCTCTTCGCCCCCAGTCCCTCCGAGGCCCGCGAGCTTTCCTGCCCGACGATCAGATCCGGCGTCGTATGCGCGATCGGGTTCGGCACCCCATCGATCTTGTTGGTCGGCACCCTGGTCGAGATCAGCTGCGGATCGAGCGAGAGGCTCTCGGCGTCGCCTTTTGGTGCGAACTTCGTGAGATCCGAGGTCAGGCTCTCGGCCGCGCCCGGCAATGGCGCCGCTGCCGGGATGGTCAGACGCGGCACCGCCGTTCCCGGCCCCAGGCTTTCGGTGAGGCCTAGCCCCGCCTTGGGCAGCGCATTGGCTTCCAGGCGGCGCGCCAGGCCGGCCGCGGCCTCCTCGCCGGCCCTGGCGACCTTCCCGGCGCCTTTGACCCCAGGCAGGGCTCCGAGCGCCGCCAGGCCGGCGCCGGCGAGGTCACCGCGGTTCCAGGACTGCCCGACATCCGCAGCCGCGCCGGCCGGCGTCAGGCCGACGAGGCTCGGGATCGCCGACGCCGTGTCGCTGAGCCCCGAGCCTTGCGGAGCGATCGAGCGCAACGTTTGCTCGAGCCCTTTCTGCCAATCGGCCGGCTGTGGCCCGATCGAGGCTTCTTGCTTCTGCGGGTCCATCCAGGTCGGGAGGACCGGCGCCGGCGGCTGCGGGGCCATCGCCGGGAATTCAGGGCCGCCGCCGGCCGTCGCGAGGGCCCGCTGCAGATCCATGTCCTGCGGGCTCTGGGCATAGGGCCAGGCCGGCTGCCCGATCTCGTGCTCCATGAACGGATCGGGCGATGTGGGCGAGCCCATCTGCAGCGGCGCCGCCGCCTGGCGCTCGATCGCCTGCTTGGCGCGCTCGGCCGCGAGGTAGAGCTGGGTGTCGAACGGATCGTGCGACACCGGCTGCAGCGAGAAGTTGGGCGCCTCGGTGCCGGCCGGCGGCGGCGGCAGCTCGTCCGGTGTTCCAGTCCTGCTCGAAGAACTGCCCGGCACCTCGCCGCGCGACGGGAACCATTTATCGACCAGCGGCCCGAGATCTTGCACCTCGCCGGGCGCTGCAGGACCACCGCCAGGCGCTGTCGCGGGCGCTGCTGCGGGCGTGCCTTCCTCGACTGGCGCCGGCAAAGGCTTGGGCGGCGGCCGGTTGCCGGGCCAGACCGGCACGATGAGGGGCCCATGCGCGTGCGGCTCGCTCCACGGGTCGTGCGGAACCGGATCGAGAATGTATTGCGCCATCTAGCAGCTCTCGCAGATCGGCGGCGGCGCCGGCGGAACGATCACCCGATCCGGCACCTGGCTAACGGATGAATGCGGGCCGAAGAGAGCCTCCCGCCAGCAGGGTTAAGGCGCCGATGATGATGAGCAAGAGCACGATGAACCAGATGCCCTGCTCAATCCGATCCGGGATCGGAGTGATGAAGTTCTTGATCCCGTAAAGCACCAACCAGATCACGCCGGCCAGACAAATGGCCCCGATCAGGAGCCACAAAACCTCGATCGCAATGGCAATCATGACGGCCTCCTAACGGCTTGATCAGCACCCGCTGGCTAACGGATGAACGCGGGCCGAAGAGAGCCTCCCGCCAGCAAGATCAAGGCACCGATGATGATGAGCAAGAGCACGATGAACCAGACGCCTTGCTCGATCCGCGGCGGGATTTCCGTGATGAAATGGTTGATCCCGTAGAGCACGAGCCAGATCACGCTGGCCAGACAAATGGCCCCGAGCCACAAGCCAATCATGACCGCCTCCTACGGCTTGATCAGCACCCGCTGATAGACGCCGCCGGGGTGCGGCGCGTGGACGTAGAAATGCCCGTCAGGGCCGCGCACGGGCGGGCCGCCAGGGATCGGCGGACCAGGTGCGGCCGAGGCAGCCGCCTGCGAGATCGCGGCTGCAGGCTCGGCCTCGGGCGGCTGCAGGGCGGTGTGCATATCGATCGCCGCCTGCGCCTCGGTGGCGTGCGATTTGCGTGTCTCGTGCTGGGTGAGCGCGAGCTTGTGCAGCGCCGTCGCTTGCTTCAGCCCGGCATCGGCCGGCGCGCCTTGCATCTTGACCTGGGCGTCCGCCTGCGCGGCCTGGGCCTGGGCCATGTTCTTGGCGCCTTCTGACTTGGTCTTGTCGATGGTCGCCTGCTGCATCTGCTCTTTCGCAGGGTCGGGCTGGTTCATCAGGGCGTTGAGCTTGTCCTTTTCGCTCCTGACCAGCGGCGACAGCTCGAACAAGACCTTTGGCGGGATCGGCATGCCTTTGAGGGCGAGCGCTGACATCAGGTCGAACGAATCGGCCATGACGTTGGCGGTGTTCGGGCCCTCGTCCATCAAAATTTCGACGTCGAGGTTGCCGATGGCGTTGACCAGGGCCGGCCGGCCCCACTCGTCGACCTTGTATTGATTGATGGCGACGTATTGCGCCGTGAGCTGGTCCTTGGTGATGCGCAGGAAGCGCTCGGAGGTCCAATTGCGCTGCTGCGCCACCCAGAGCGACCGGTAGATACGCAAGCGCCAGGCGTTCCAGGCCTCGAGGAACGGCCCGAGCTCGGCCAGCGAGGCCTGCTGCTGCATGGCCAGGCTCCTGCCCGAGACGTCGGCCGGCGCCCCGCCCTGGGCCGCGAGCGCCGGCGACGGGCCGAAATTGTCGATCTCTTGCTTGGCGTCGGCGTAGAATTGCGCCTGTTTCAGGAATTCCTGCTCTTGGGTGATGACCTCGATCTCGTTTGGGTCGACCTCCCAGATGAGCACGCCATCGGCTCTGGCCGCCTCGGTGCGCTTCGTCTCGATGTCCTGGCCATCGCCGCCGAGCGCCATGCGCCCGACCTTCAGCTGTCTGGCGCTCGCAATCCAGGCCATCTTCATCTTGGCGAAATTCATGGTGTCCTGCGGCCCGCGCAGGTGCCGCACGAAGCCGTAATGGTCGCCCTCCTCGTCGATCGAGACGCAGAAGCCGAGATAACGCGAGATGGTCTTGCCCTTTTCGTCGAAGAAGGGCGACACGCCGTAATCGAGAATAGTCGAGCCGGCATAGAAGCAATAACGCCACTCGCCGCGGGTCCGATACCAGTGCTCGACTAAGCGAAGCTTCTTCTTTCCCTGGTTCCACAAATATTGCTTGTCGTACTCGAACTCCGTCTCCGAATCATCGCCGTGCGAACCCGAGGCCTCGTTCCACCTCGAGGTGGCCTCGCCCGTGACGGGATCTTGGCTCGGCGGAAACAGCTCCTCGAATTCGTCCTGGGTGACGAATTTGCTCGTGCCCATGAAGCGGGCATCCGAGAAATCCTGGCGCAGGCTGCGGGGGTCGTAGAAGAAGGTCCGCGGATCGACCGCCGCCACATCCGGCTCGGGATCTGACTTGTCGCCAGGGCACAGCCCGAGCTCGGCGACGACGATGCCGTGGCAGCAGCCGATGACCAGCGCCTCCGATTCGTGCGCATCCCAGTGACAGGCATCGAGCGCGGAGCGCACGCATTGGGTGGCGAGCTCGGCGCCGGCCTCGTCGGGCGCGTTCCGGCCGAAAGCCTTGGGGTCGCCGCGCATCTTTTTCAGCACGCCGACGATCGAATTGATCTTGGGCCTGACCCGGTTGAAGACGATCGGCGCCTGGCGCCGATTGAAGAAATCCTTGAGCTGCGTCTTCGAGAATTGCTTGCCGTGATAATACTCGATCGCGATCTTGGCCTCGCCGATCTCGTCCGTTTTCTGAGTGACGAAGTTGCTGAATTGCCGGCGCAGATCCTCGACCCTCGGCGGCTCGATCTCACGCCGGTCGTCCTCGGCCGGCGACTCGCCGAGCGGCTTATAGGCGAAGACCGGCTTCAACTGCGGGGGTGCGAGCCGCATGCCGGGTTGCGGTAGCATCTGCGGGGGTACTCCAGGAGGACCGGAGGGAGGCTGTCCCATTCCTCCTGGAGCCCCGCCAGGCGGCGGCATTCCCGATCCGGCCGTACCCATAGGCACCATTCCCGAACCCGCCCCGCCGGCCGGCAGCATACCGCCGAGCCCCGGCTGGGGCTGCGGCGGAAACGGCAAAACGTTGGCGATCGGTGGCGGCATCACATATCCGTCACGTTGAGGCGCTCGCGCACCGGCTTCTGGACGCTGTAGCCGGGCCTGGCCGACACCACCTCGAGCCGCGGACGCGGCGCCACCCAAGGCCGCGACAGGCAGGCGTAGCGGCATTCGTCGACCGCATGGTCCTCGGCGTCGGTATCGATGTCCTCGGGCCGATCGAGGTCGTGCTCCATCAGCGGCAG